ACACTGCACTAGATAACTTATTAGACAAAATTTTTGTAGCACAAGCTGGAATGAAATCAACTAATAAGCCAATTGGTGCATTTTTATTCTTAGGCCCAACCGGTACAGGTAAGACTGAAACTGCTCGTCAATTATCAGCTAAAATGAATATTCCTTTATTGCGATTTGACATGAGTGAGTATCAAGAAAAGCACAGTGTTGCTCGATTAATCGGAGCACCTCCGGGCTATGTAGGTTACGATAATAATGCAGGTCAGTTAATTACAAAACTGCAAGAAACTCCAAATTGTATTTTGTTGTTAGACGAAATTGAAAAAGCGCATCCAGATATTACTAATATCTTGCTACAATTTATGGATAACGGATCTGTAACTGGATCAAACGGTAAAGTTGCCGATGGTAGAAATTGCATTTTAATCATGACTTCAAACTTAGGTGCTCGAGATAACGAAGGCAATACCATTGGTTTTGGCGATTTATCTAAAACAGGCGAAGACGATAAAGCAGTAACACAATTTTTTGCTCCCGAGTTTCGAAATAGATTAGATGCCATTGTTAAATTTGCAGGCCTTACACCGGCAATTGTAACTGAAATTGTTAAAAAATTCGTTAAAGAACTTAACGAGCAGTTGAAAGATAAGTCAATTGAGCTAATCCTTGACCATTCTGCAATTACATGGTTAGCAGAAAGAGGTTATGATCGTAAAATGGGTGCCAGACCTCTTTCAAGATTAATTGATACAAAAATTAAAAGCCCGTTAAGTCGCAGAGTATTATTTGGCGACTTAGTAGGAGGCGGACGAGTCAATGTATCTATAGTTAACGACGACTTGGAATTTAATGTAACAGAAATTCCAAGGCAGCTAACAAAACAAGAAAAAAAGGCGTTAAGAGATGCAAAAGCAGAAAAATCAAGAGCTAGCGATACAGCAGACCAGCAAGCTATTTTATAAAAAATGGCTTTATAAAATTGAATTGTCTGTTACTGCGTGGTTTATTTTTAAAAGACACCACGCGGTGCAGTTAATTTTATCTGGAACAGCACATGAAAATTGCTTAGATACTTGTAATTTGGCACTTGCAAATACGTTATCGGGGTTATCACCAGACGAATACTATTATCGGGCCTACTCTGGAAAAGTATTTCTATTTTTAAATTGTAGTGTTATGTTTGAAAAACTGCTGTCTAAATTTAAAAACATTGTAATTAATGCGTATTCACCGGGCAGCAGTGCAGAACTCTTGCAAGATACTCGTAAGGTATTAGTTGTAAAATCATTACCGTATAACACATATACTTATAGAATACAACTAAAATTTACAAAAACACCAGATGATATTAAAAGAAATTTTATAGATTGGGTTAACTCACAGTCATCACTTGTTAAACTTGCAAATAGTGCAAAACGGACTATCTTATGTAGAAAGTACCATACTAGTGCATATACGATGTATACTAGTTCTGAGCACTTAATAACATTAATGCAAATTAAATATGGAAATATAATATCCGAGGTATACACATACGCTCTTGTTGATAAATAATAGATGTCCATAGAAAGCACTATTATTTTAAATTCAGTCGGCGATCAGTCGACTGAATTCACAGCCTTCACCTTTACTTCAAAATTTAAAGGTGCGGGCTATCATCGTTTGCATAGTGGAGTACACACTATGCAATTTGACTTAGATCAATTCGAAGGTCAAATTAAAGTACAAGCTACTTTATTGCTGTATCCGGGAGAAACAGATTGGATTGATGTTGAATACCAATCAGGATCGCAAATTGAAGCAACCGACAGCACTCCGTTAACTTCGTCATTTTTTAGAACTATCCTCGGTAATTGGGTGTGGATTAGAGTGGGATATATCCTAGAACAAGGATCTATTACACAAGTTAGGTATACTGTCTAATTAACATTTTGATAAATATAGTATACTTTAAATGGAACATACTATGACCTTAAACCCTGACATTTATACAATTGGCGATATCTTTAGTATAAGCTTGAATGAAGATTTCGAAATTAATACAACTATCATTGATATTGTTGATGATGGAATAGTAATTGCGCTCGACGGTCCAGCAATGTCGTATTTAATCAGTGAAAGTTGGTCGTTTACTCCTTGCACGCATATTGTCGAGTCAAGTAACAGTCGAAAAGGGTATACTTCTAGCAGTGTGCAACTCGACGAAGCCATGTACAAAGGGCGCAAAGTGCAGCTCGGAAAACCAATGGCAGGCGATGTTAAAAAGTCTAAGGTATATGTTAAGAACGACAAAGGCAATGTCGTAAAGGTAAATTTCGGCGATAAAAAAATGCGCATTAAGAAGTCAATTCCTGCTCGAAGAAAATCATTCCGAGCAAGACATAATTGCGCAAATCCTGGACCTAGATGGAAAGCCCGATATTGGTCATGCCGAGCTTGGTAAAATAATATGAATAGTACACAACCACTTGCATCATTTAGCGTTCTAGGATCAGCTAGAGAAGAAGATCAAAACATCGATTGGGGTGATGATTTAAAATTTTTCATCGATAATACTGACGCATTACTGCATCGATTTGTCTTTCCGGCAACTCGCAAACATAAAGAGCGATTAGACGACGAAGATGCTTATAAAATTTACATCCGACCTGTTACACGCAGTATTTCGATTTACTGCGGACGATTTGACATCGACGATCCGGAAATTAAGTTTCCTCCTGAAGTTATCGAAGGAGTAGCTAGAAGAATTGCAGATGAACAAAAAGCATATATAGAAAGAGGCGATTACGAAAGTAAAAGAAAATTAGCTACTTTTGAAAGTATGAGCGAATCTATTGTTAACTTAGTATTGAAAGAAGACACACAAATGGGAAATACCACATTAGGTAGTGCAAAGCCACGAAATTTTGTAGCAAAAAATGCAAAAATGAGTGGAGCTGGAGCACATACTGATAAGAAAAAAGCACAAAAGCAAGGTAACTTAAAACATAAGAAACCAGTAGTTGAATCATACTTTTCATTTATGAAGTACAAAGCATGAAGCAATTTTATATTACTAGTGAAAACATTTCAGCAATTACTGCAGACCCTACTGATTGTTACTTATCGCCAACTGACCCAGTTCACGAATTAAAAATTGCACAATACATGGGCGGACTAGGTAGTACTGCAAAGCTTGAAGAGTATCGAATAAAAACTACCATTGATACGATTAAACGGATTCAGCATTCTACAAAATTGGATAATAAATAATACTATGAAACTTAGAGAATTATTTAGCGAAGATGCAACAGCTGGATCAACATCTGCAGGAGCAATTGCATCAGTTGTCAATCCAAACATTGCTATCGGAAACGACAGGCGGAATAAAAGCTATACAGGTAGTCCTGGTAAATCGGGCACTAAAGCACCGAAAGTACCAACTGTAACTCAACCAAAAAACAAAAACGGAACTGCTAAAAACGCATTAGACATAAAAGGTACTAGTCTGTTTGGTGGTTCTACTTTAAAAAGATAAATATATCATGGACTTAATGAAACCCCCAGTAGATGATCATGAAGCAAAGATGGCAAAGGCTGATTTATACAAATTAGCCGAATATTCTATTAAGCTTTTTAAAATGATTGAAGATGACGACGAACTGCAAGGTTGGGTACAAGCAAAAATTACTAAGGCTTCCGACTATATTTCGAGTGTGTATCATTATTTAGAATACGAGCAGCTTGCTAGTACTAAAATTGAAAGTGGGCCGCGTACATACGAAGAACAGGTTCAATCTAATGTATCAGCTGCTCTTACCGAGCAATGGAACCAACAAAAACAAGGAAACTAACATGGATTTTAAATCACTTATCCAAAAAATCGAAAGTCTTGATGACGCTATTGTAACTCCACAGGCGCCGACTTTACCTAAATCAGTACAATTATCAGAAGGTGCACAACTTCGTGTTCTTGCTGGGCAAACTACTATTCTTGCAGAAGCTAAGACAGCAAAACAAGCTGCCGCTAAAAAAGAAGTTGCTAAAAAAGAAGTTGCTAAAAAAGAAGTTGCTAAAAAAGCAGTTGCTAAAAAAGAAGCCAACGAAAAAGCTAAAGACAAGCCAGTAGGTAAAAAATCTACAACAACCGAAGCATACGCAGTTGACTCGTTTACTTCTAGATTTATGCAAATGGTAGAAGCTAGAAAAACTAAAAAGAAAAAACCAGATGCTGACGGTGACGGAGTACCTGATTGGGCAGACTCCGACAGTAACTCTTCTTCTAAGAAAAAATCTACTGCTAAGAAAAAATCAACAGGCCCTGCTAAAAAACAGCTAACTCCTAAACAAGAGAAATTCTTTGGTAAGAAAAAGACTGTTAAAGAAAGCTACGAACCAAAATTAACATTTAGAGATATGGTTAGATTTGTTCAAGAAAGTGGCGGACAACAACAAATTGATCCAGTTGATCAAGAACTATGGCAATGGGCACAGCGTGTTGCTGTACAAAAATTTGTCGAAGGTGCTAAAGCAGAAATGTATGCAGGTCTTGTATACGAACGCATGGGCGGTGTATTCGAAATGTATGATGTGTTGTCAGAGTCAAATTAATTATTAAGAACAAATAATTAATATTACTTTGCAGTATACTAGCCAGTTTCAATTGACTGGCTTTTTTTATGACTGTATAATATAGTTTTACAAGGAGTTTTTATGACAAAGATGTATGGCCCAGAAGAACGTGCAAAGTTAGAACGATTAATTAATGAAGGATCTAACGTCCTTCGTGAAATTGAAGATTTACGAGTGGGCTTAAAAGAGACCATTAATGCAGTAGCAGAAGAATTAGAAGTTAAACCAAGTATTATTAAAAAAGCAATTACTATTGCTCATAAAGATAACTGGAAATCACATGAAGACGAGTGGAATGAAGTAGAAATGATTCTCGGAGTAACAAAAAACTTACCTGATGCCGATTAACTTATTATGGATAAAGAAATATTATTGGCAATTTTATTAAATTATTATGAATACATCAAACACGGAGATGCCGAGCATCAAGCGTGGTTATACAATGCTACCTTAGAATTCCATAAAAAAATTGATCTAACACAATATAATTTAAATTCAAGTATTAACACGCATGTTGATAAACTTGTATAATTAAGTATAGTAATTGCATTGCGTAATACAGAAACACACAATGCAATTTTTGATGGTATGTGTAAGCCGTAAGTTGCACGAAGGAAAAATCAATGAGTTATGTAGACGCGTTTTATGATAAATCTCAAGACATTATTAATGTCGTTGAACGAGATAGCAAAGGTATTAGGCACTTTAAAGAATACCAAGCACGCCATGTGTTTTATTACAAAGACCCAAAGGGTAAATTTCTATCAATGAAAGGAGAGCCGTTAAGTCGAGTTACTAGTAAAAATTTAAAAGAGCATCGTAAAGAAACATCTCTTTATTCTGGTAAACGATTATTCGAAAGTGACATAAATCCAATTTATAGATGTTTAGAAGACAACTATCTCAATGCTGATGCACCTAAGTTAAATGTAGCATTTTTCGACATTGAGGTAGATTTTGATCCTGAAAGAGGATATGCTGCCCCAGACGATGCGTTTATGCCAATTACTGCTATTGCGATTCAATTACAATGGCTAGACACATTAGTATGCTTAGCTATCCCTCCAAAAACGTTATCAATGGCAGAAGCAACTCGACAAGTTGAAGATTTTCCAAATACAATGTTATTTGATAATGAAGCAGATATGCTTGATACATTTTTAGATCTTATTCAAGATGCAGATGTTATTAGTGGATGGAACAGTGAGGGTTTTGATATTCCGTATACTGTTAATCGAGTAACTAAAGTATTAAGCAAGGAAGATACTAGACGATTTTGCTTATGGGATCAATATCCGAAACGTCGTGAGTATGAAAAATACGGCAAGGCTGCTGTAACTTACGACCTTGTTGGTCGAGTCCATTTAGATAGTCTTGAATTATATCGCAAGTATACATACGAAGAACGACACACATACCGATTAGATGCAATCGGCGAGATGGAAGTCGGCGAAACTAAAACTGTGTATGAAGGAACTTTAGATCAACTGTATAACAATGATTTTAAAAAGTTTATTGAATATAACAGACAAGATACTGCGTTGTTAGATAAAATGGATAAGAAGTTAAAATTCTTAGATTTAGCTAATTCGATTGCTCATGAAAATACAGTATTACTACAAACAACAATGGGTGCAGTAGCAGTAACTGAACAAGCAATTATTAACGAAGCACATCGTCGAGGCATGATTGTGCCGAATCGTATTAGTAGAGAACCAGGATCCGAACCAGCAGCAGGTGCATATGTTGCATATCCGAAAAAAGGCATTCATGAATGGATCGGATCGCTTGACATTAACTCATTGTACCCGTCTGCGATTCGTGCATTAAACATGGGGCCAGAGACAATTATTGGGCAACTTCGTCAGGATGGTACTAAAGCATTTATCGAAGCTGAAATGGCTCGAGGTCGTAGCTTTGCTGGAGCATGGGAAGGCATGTTTGGTAGCTTAGAATATGAAGCTGTCATGAAGCGCGAAGTAGGTAGGGAAGTTATTATCGACTGGGAAAATGGCGGAAGTGACACTTTATCAGCAGCACAAACACACGATTTAATTTTTGAGTCTAATCAGCCATGGATGATTTCTGCTAATGGCACTATTTTTACTTATGAAATCGAAGGAATTATTCCAGGATTATTAAAAAGATGGTATGCCGAGCGGCAAGAAATGCAGGCTAAAAAGACAGAAGCAGCCAATGCCGGTAATAAAATTGAAGAAGAATATTGGGATAAACGACAGTTAGTTAAGAAAATTAACTTAAACAGTTTATACGGTGCTATTCTAAATCCGGGCTGTAGGTTTTTTGATAACAGAATTGGTCAAAGTACTACCCTCACAGGCAGACAAATTGCAAAATATATGGCCGCTAAAGTTAATGAGATTATTACCGGCGAAAATGATCATACTGGTAAAGCAATTATTTACGGTGACACTGACTCATGTTATTTCTCTGCATATACAACTCTTAAAAAGGATATCGACAAGGGTCTTATTCCGTGGACTAAAGAATCAGTTATCGAATTGTATGATACTATTGGCAGCTCAGTTAATGATACTTTTCCTAAATTTATGATGGAGGCATTTCATTGTCCAAAATCAAGAGGTAGTGTTATTGTTGCTGGTCGAGAAATTGTTGCAATTAAAGGACTGTTCATCACTAAGAAACGGTATGCTGTGTTGTATTACGATAAAGACGGAAAACGATCTGATGTAGGTGGCAAACCTGGAAAAATTAAAGCAATGGGATTAGATTTAAAACGATCAGATACCCCAGTTGTTATTCAAGATTTTTTAAGCGAAGTATTAACACAGGTACTTAACGGTGCGCAAAAAGAAGAAGTGTTATCGTATATTGCAAATTTTAGAACAGAGTTTCAAACTCGACCAGGTTGGGAGAAAGGCTCACCTAAACGTGCAAATAACATAACTGCGTATCAGACCAAGGAAAAGACCCAAGGCAAAGCAAACATGCCCGGGCATGTACGAGCCAGCTTAAATTGGAATACTTTAAAACGTATGTACAATGATAAGTACTCTATGAATATTACTGATGGCGGTAAAGTTATTGTATGCAAATTAAAAGAAAACCCAATTGGGTTTACTAGTGTTGCATATCCAGTAGACGAGCTTCGATTACCTCAATGGTTTAAAGATTTGCCGTTTGCTGATGGAGAGATGGAAACAGCAGTGATCGACGAAAAGCTATCAAACTTAATTGGTGTATTAGATTGGGATCTAACATCAACACGGAACGATACTACGTTCGCTAGTTTGTTCGATATCGAATAAAATTAAATGAAAATGATAGATAGACTATTGACTTTCTATCATTTTATTAGTATAATATATTATAATTTACAAAGGAAATCAAATGAAAAATATTTTACAAGACGTTGTTAGCCACACACAAAACTTGGGTTTTTTAACAATTGTTAAAGTTACAGGCACAGCTGAAAAAACAGTAATCAATTCAATGGCAGACGATCGTTCTGTTATTATGGATGCTGAAACTAAAGCACCGTATCCAGAAATGATCGGTGTATTTGGTATGCCCCAACTTAATAAGCTTAAATTCTTATTAGAAGGTAACGAGTATAAAGAAGATGCAAAGATTTCAATTGTATCTGCTGTACGTAACGACGAAACTATTCCAGTTGGCATTCATTTTGAAAATAAACACGGAGACTTTAAAAACGACTATCGCTTTATGAACACCGAAATCATTAATGAAAAAATGAAAACATTAAAGTTTCGAGGTGTAAGATGGGACGTCGAAGTTGAGCCAACAGTTGCTGCCGTACAGCGATTTAACTTTCAAGCAGGTGCAAATAGTGAGCACCCTACGTTTTTAGCTAAAACAGACGGTGATAAATTAAAATTCATTTTTGGCGATGTTAGCACTCACGGCGGCGAATTTATTTTTGCAACAGATGTCACTGGCAAGCTTGATAAAGGATGGACATGGCCTGTTAGCTCTATTTTAGCAATTCTTAAAATTGCAGATGTCAATAACACTAAGATGTCGTTAAGCAACGAAGGCGCCATCAAGATCACCCTCGATAGCGGTATTGCTACTTACAATTACATTATTCCAGCTCAAGCAAACTAATACAATGAATCAGTTTTTATATACATCTCGATATAATCCCAATCTCTATTCGTCGTCTAACAATCCAGCGATCGGGCAAGTACAGTTTGTAAATAACATGTTATGCGTGTATGATGGTTACAACTGGCAATCTATGCCTCAGTTTATAACTGAAGTTCACATGTCGTCAACGGCCGACGATGCTATCAACTGGGCATACAAAAAAATGCTCGAAGAGCAACAACTTGCCGAACTTGCTAAATCAAATCACGCAGTACATAATGCATTGTTAGCACTAAACGATGCCAAGTCAAAATTAAATGTTATAGTAGCATTATCAAAGGATACTAATGAAGTCGTCAGTTAATTTATCTCCGCTACAACGGGATTATGCCGTATACCTTCCGGCTATCAGCTCTTTTTATAGCACATATATTGCAAAGCAGAGGCTAGAAGAATTTATTCCTAAAGATAGAATTCCTGCAGGGTTTGATCGAGGGGTTGAAGGTATGAACTTCTTAAATCCAGAAGAAGGATATTTTACATATAAATACGGCCTGTATTCTGCAGGTCACGCTCA